TTGCCCCGCTGGTGCGAATATGGCTTTCTTGGTGCCTATCGAAAGATCCGTCATTATCGGGCAAAAAGCTGGGATACAGTTTTTGGTGTACCACACAAAAAACATACGAATCTTGACGCCAAAAGGAAGGAACGCGAAAAGTCTTATTTAGTTTATCGCCGTATCGAAGAAATAAAGAAACAGGAGCCCTCCACCGCGACTGATTGGGAACTGTTTGAACGCGTGGGGAAAGATTTTGGCATTGGGGCTTCAACGCTGACGGAAGGATATTATTATAAAGAATTGAAATTCAGAAAGCGTCACCAATGCCGGCGCTGCAAACAAAGATTTACTAATTGGCTTGAGATTAACAAGGATGGTCTTTGTAATTCTTGCGCGGGCAAGGAAAGGGACTCATAACAAAATAGTCAATAAATTCAACACCTAATTCATACCGTAAAAATCTAAAAACTATCGGGAAGACTCCCCCATATCTCATCATATATCCTGTTTACATGGAACATCACCCAACAAAACAGGAGGCCAACATGAGTATTACTATTACTCCCGACCAGGCTGCCGAAAGATATGGGATTAACCGTGGAACCCTTGCAAACATGAGAAATAAAAAGCTGGGGCCTCCATATCTTAAGATTGGCAGGAAGGTTTTATACCCGGTCAAAGACTTTGAAACCTGGTTATTTTCAAATCCCGTCAGAACAATCGAGAACGCCGAGGCCGCGATATGATCGAGCCCCGCGATCGCTCAAATGACTGCCCCATGTGCAAGAAACTGGCAAAACAGCCGTTCATAATGTATCGGGCCAAAAAGCACGACGAATCGTTTGAAAGGTTTTATGTCTATCGATCCAAGTTTTGCAATGAATGCGGCCGGAGGCTTAGCATTGGCAAATAGTTTAACCCCTGATGCTGTCGCCCAGGTCATCGACCTTTTTGCTGAAAAAGGTACGCCGTTAAGCAAGGATCAAGAATCGCTGGTAGTCGGGCTTCTTGTCGATCAGAAAGCCGACCCGCAGAGCGCAAAGCCGAAGACCGCGCAAGTCATGGAGGTATTCGAGGAACACCCGGGCGTATGGTTTTCTACTTGGGAGATTCGGGACCGTACCGGACTCCCGGCCGATGATATCCGCAATATCCTGAGAAAGAAGAAAGAAGCCGCTATAATCATAAGTGACGGGAAAAAGTACAAGTTAGCGCCTGCCTCTCGTATCGTAAACCCTTTCAAGATCATGGCCAATTCGTATTCAATAGAATTTCCTCTCAATATTCATGGCCACGCCATTATCAGCGTGGGCGACGTTGTTATTATCTCCGGCTGGAAGAATTGTGGGAAAACGGCATTTCTTATGGATGTGGGCATTATTAATGCAAAGCGAGGATTAACGGTCAATTATATCGTTACTGAAAACGTGCAGAAGATCGGCCGCCGGTATCTCCAATGGGGATACACCCAGGAGGAAATTCTTGAACGTATCACGTTTCGGGATTGCCGGGACCGGGATTACACCAGCATTATCGAACCAGACTCTTTGAATATTCTCGATTACTATAACCCTGCCAGCGGCGAGTATCACAAGACCGCAGCAGAAATAGAAGGCATGGCCCGCCAGCTCAAAAACGGTGTACTGGTCCTGGGGATTCAACACGCCAGGGGCCAGGCGATGCCCCGCGGCGGCGAACTGTCGCAAGAGCTTTCACAGCTCACCGTATTGCTCTCTGAGGTCGAGGCCATCCGTACCGGCGAAATGGACAGCAGGAAGGTCGGGAAGGCTAAGATTCTTACGATCAAGGAACCCGGCACTATCAAAGGCGGCGAAGGTAAGGTGTGCCAGTACGAAGTAACGCAGCACGGCGGGCGTCTGGCCCAGGTTGACTCATGGGATTATCCGAGGAAGTCATGATAAGAGGGACACGCTTTAGCACGAAAAGACACACCGGGACACGGAAGGACACGCTTTCTTCTATCAGTACCGTTTCCAGACGTTCAAATTATGACACGACAGGACACGGAAAGACACGCTTTGACATGACAGGACACGGGGGAAGATATGACACAACCTGCTAATACTAGAGACATTTCTGGAAACCGTGTCTTTTCTGACGAAGGTGGCCGTTCCTATAAAGATATATATATAGATAATATATATCTCTGTAAGGAAGACTTCTATTCAAGGATCATGCCGGATACTCGAAAGAAGATCTCCGAGCTTATCTCCGAAGCATCCCCGGAATTAAAACGCAATGCCCGGATCGAATACCTTAAAGCGGTCATGGAAGATATAGTTTGCGATGCCCTGTATGCACAGAAAAGGTTTGATAGCTACCTGGAGAGGCGCAAGACTGTCGAGGCCATACTTGAGAAAGAAACGCTCGACGGATTAATCAAGAAGATCTCAAAGCTCCAGGCCGAGATCATATCCCTTCGCAAACCCGAGAAGCCGGAATCGATCACAGAAGACATGATAAGGCGGGCAAAGGAATACCCTTTCGCGGATCTCCACGAATTCAAGCGTAACCAGGCAGCATGTCCCTTTCATGCCGATAAGGACCCTTCGATGCGTTTATACCCGGATAACCATGTCTACTGCTTTTCATGTGGCAAAGGATGGGACACCATAGGTTTTGTAATGGATCGGGACGGTTTAACCTTTCCCGAAGCAGTTAAACGGATGAACTGATGAAGAAAGCGCGCAAATACTGTGCAACATTCCCTTGCCGCAACATGGCCGAGCCGGGATCATCCTACTGCCAGGAACATACACCCGCCAGGGCACCAAAGGAAACGGACCCTTTCTATCTGTCAGTACGTTGGCGGCGCTTCCGGCAATGGTACTTGACCAGGCATCCATTATGCGAACAATGCGAGAAGGAAGGACGCATCACACCCGCTGCAATGGTTGATCATATCATTGAGATCAAGGATGGCGGCGCGCTATTGAGTGAGCAGAACACCCAGGCATTGTGTTGGAAGTGCCACGGTATCAAGACAGCGAACGAGAAAAATCATCGGAGATCTGGCGAAGATAACCGCGCTGGTAGCGCCGGAGAGACTTACTAAATGGGCAAACGGGGCATCCAATCGGCAGCAAAGAAGGCAATCAAACCGAGGCGCGCGAGCCGGGCCAAGGTCCTTCCCTGGAACAAAAAAGGACTGTCCAGGGCTGCCAAGGTGATCGCCTTCTGTGAATTTCTCCCAATAACTGCCGGTATCCATGCCGGCCGCCGGCTGGTGTTGAGGGAATGGCAAAAAGAGATTATCCGGGCGATCTATGCGACGGACGAGACAGGAAAAAGAAAGGTCCGCACCGCCTTAATCACAGTGCCCCGGAAGAACGGCAAAAGTGCCCTTGCAAGTGCCCTGGCGCTCTGTCATTTGCTGGGACCCGAAGCCGAGCAGCGCGGGCAGATATTCAGCGCCGCTTCGGACCGAGAACAGGCCGCGATCATATACCGGGAAATGGAAGCAATCATTCTTTCAGTGCCCGAATTTGAGCAGCGCTGCCATATTCAATCCTTCCATAAAACGATCACCGATACCGAAACGGGCAGCGTCTACCGGGCCATGTCCGCCGACGCGAGAAAGGCACACGGTCTTTCGCCTTCCTTCATGATCTTCGACGAGCTGGCGCAATCGAAGGACCGGGAGCTATACGATAATCTAACAACGGGTACCGGCGCTAGGAAAGAGCCGCTTATGATCGTCATTTCGACCCAGAGCGCGGACCCGCGGCATATCATGTCGGAGCTGGTTGATTATTCTTTGAAGATCCAGGACGGCACCTTACCCGAAGATCCGGCCTTTTATGGTTGCGTCTATGCGGCCCCGGATGACGCGGACCCGTGGGACGAGGATGTTTGGTTTCAATGTAACCCGGCGCTTGATGATTTCAGGTCCCTGGAAGAAATGCGGATCTTTGCCGAGCAAGCAAAGAAGATCCCCGCGAAAGAAGCGACCTTCCGCAGCCTGTATTTGAACCAAAGATGCGACCCGGCTGCAAAGTGGATCTCGATAAGCGACTTCGAGGCATGCACCGGCGAGCTGCCGGATCTCTCCGGGCGCGAATGTTACGCGGGCCTTGACCTGTCATCGACACAGGACCTAAGCGCGCTGTCTCTCTGCTTTATCCCCAGGGACGAGGACGAGCCGTTTTATACCCTGCATTATGCCTGGTGCCCGGAAGACGCGATTAAGACGCGCTCAAGGGCCGACAGGGTGCCTTATGACCTGTGGAACAAGCAAGGGCACATAGAGGCGACGCCGGGCGCTGTCGTTGATTATGGATACATTCTGAGGCGTATAGAGGCAATCGGGAAAGGATACGATCTAAGGGCCATTCTTTTTGACCGCTGGGGTGCCACAAAGATCGTGAAAGACCTGGAAGACATGGGCTTAACGGTCCTGGAATTTGGCCAGGGCTTCGCCTCGATGTCGCCACCGGCGAAGGAAATGGAAAAGCTGATATTGGCCCGGAAGATCATGTTTCCCGATAACCCGGCGCTGTCCTGGTGCTTTAGCAATGTCATTGCCGAAACGGACGCCGCGGGGAACGTGAAGCCTTCAAAAAAACGCAGCCGCGAGAAAATAGATATGGTTGTTTCGTCGATCATGGCGCTCGATGGTGCCTTGAGGAATTCCAAAAAGGAGGTAACGCCGATGATTTGCTGGGTTTAAGCATCTCGTAATATATCGGGGTTTTCTCGAAGGGTGGCCACCCGGACGGAAACGAAAGAAAGGTTAAGGGCAATTACGGTGCCGTAATCACTGTGATTGCCCTTTTTCTTTGCCCTGAAATTCAAAATGAAAGGACGGTACACATGGAAACACGAAACTTTGAAATTGACATTGGCAGCATCCGGGCAGAGAGCCGGACCGTATCGGCCAGCCTATCGAGCGAATACCCGGTTAAACGGTATGACGGCGAAGAAATATTGTCACATAAGCCGGAAGCCGTGGACCTGAGCCGGTCACCTTTGCCGCTCCTGTGCGCTCACAATAACGCTGCTTTGCCCGTGGGTGTTGTCGAGGGCCTATCTGTGGCAGACGGCAAGCTGCAGGGCACCATAAGGCTGTCAGCGAACCAGGACGCAATCTGGAAGGACATACAGGACGGCATTCTTCGCAATCTCTCAATCGGTTATCAGATCATCGAAAAACAGAAAACGAAACGCGGTTTTATCGCAACAAAATGGATGCCCTACGAATGCAGCTTAGTGGCGGCACCGGCGGACAATACGGTTGGGATCAACCGATCAATCACAAATCAGAAAGGAGAAAAGATCATGGACAGAAACGACGTTTTAAAAGCAAAAAAGGCAGCGGTTGAGGAAATGGCAGAACTGGCAAAAACCGGCGACAATGCCGAACGCATGGAAGAACTGAAAGGCGAGATCCGGGCGCTCGATTCGAGGCTTGAGGCTTTTGACATGGCCGACAATGCAAAGAAGGACATCAAGGGCTTTGTGCCGGATGTAAAAAAAGAAAATCGCTCATTGATCGAGGTTGTGGGCGGTCCCGCGACAAATAGGACCTGGGCCGGGATGTTCAACGGCGGCCGGGCGCTCGAAGTCAACGAGGAAGAAATCAGGGCCTTCCGCGCATCCATGAAAGAAGGCGTGCCGTCATCCGGCGGCTTTTCCGTACCGGACCCGCTGGCCGCACAGTGGCTTGATGATTCGATAGAAAGCGAGATCATCCGGCCCAGGGCTACCGTTTGGCCCATGGAATCCGCCACAAGAAAAGTGCCCGGCTGGGATTCATCGGATCAGTCAAGCACACTTTTCGGCGGCTTCGCCATGGAATTTATCGCGGAAGAAGGACCCGGCACCAAGCAGACCGGCAAACTTCGCTTGATCCAGCTTACAGCCCACAAGGGCGCTATATTTTGCGATATCTCGAACGAGCTTCGGGAAGACGGCCAGGGCTTCGAGGCCCAGCTTGACCGCGCCATAAGGACCTCGATCGGATATGGCATGGACCAGTATTTCATCGGCGGTACAGGTGCAGGGCAGCCTTTGGGGCTCCGTAACGACAACGCCAAGATCAGCGTTGCAAAAGAAGTAGGCCAGGCGAAGGATACGATTGTCTATGAAAACCTGACAAAAATGTTTTCCCGTATGTATCCCGCCGGAAGACAGCGCGCGATATGGTTGGCCAACGACAACACAATCCCGATGCTTCTCCAGGTCACTATAGGAATCGGAACCGGCGGATCTTTTGTACCCGTAATGACTGAATCGAATGGCGAATTTAAAATCTTGGGCAGGCCGGTTGTCTTCACCTCTCATATGCCTACCCTGGGCGATGCCGACGATATCATGTTTGTGGACCCGTCACAGTACGCAATCGGTATCCGCCGCGAGATGAGGCTTGAGAAATCCAATATCCCCGGCTGGACAAACGACCTGATGAGCTACCGGGCGCTCCTGAGATTCGACGGAATGGGAACCTGGGCGAGCGCGATTACTCCGCGCAATGGATCAACCCTTTCCTGGTGCGTGGGCCTCGCAGAACGCGCATAAACGGCCAATAATGGGCGGTCCCTGAAATGGGGGCCGCCTTTATCGAAGGAGGCTATTATATGAAATTCCCATTCTTCAAAAAGAGAAATTGGGCGAACCTGGACGCCTTCGAGGGCCGGGCGACTTCAAGCGGCATCAATATAACCGAGACTGTGGCCCTGGGTATCCCCGCTGTCTTTGCCTGTATCCGCGTCTTAACGGAAGCTATCGCATCTTTGCCGCTAATCACCTACGAGCGATTTACAAACGGCGACAGGGAGCGCGCCAGGGGCTTCTCACTGTTCAATATCCTTCACGATAGGCCGAATCCCCTTATGACATCCTTCGAGCTGCGCGAGCTGCTTGTAGGGCATCTTTGCCTTAGGGGGAATGCCTATTGCTATATCGAGCGGGATAATGGCGAGGTTGTGGCGCTGTGGCCCTTACACCCGGACAAAGTGACTGTCGAGGTATCGGGCCGGGAGCTTGTTTACAAGCACCAAAACGAGGGCACCGAAAAGACATATCCCATGTCCGACATCCTGCATATCCGGGGCTTATCCGGCGACGGCATTATGGGGTATTCGCCGCTGTCATTGCTTCGAGATACCTTCGGATACTCGAAAGCGGTCCAGGAATACAGCTCAAGCTATTTCAGGAATGACGCATCACCCGGCGGGATCTTGAGCAGCCCGAATGCGTTGAGCGCTCAAGCTCATGCGAACCTACGCGACGCCTGGAAGGAAGGGCACACCGGCGCCGGGAAACATCACCAGGTTGCAATTATGGACAATGGCCTTCAATGGCAAAGCGTCGGGGTATCTCCCCAGGACAGCCAGCTTATCGAATCACAGAAATTCAGCGTCGTAGAGATCGCCAGGGTGTACCGGGTGCCGCTTAGCCTGGTAATGGATTACGAGCGGTCCACCTATTCAAACGTGACCGAGCAAAACAGATCCTTTCTTACCCATACCTTGCAGCCCTGGTTGACTCGCATCGAGCAGGCAATGGCAAAATCGCTGCTTACCGAAAGCGAAAAAGAAAAGTATTTCATCGAGCATTTGACACAGGGCTTTTTACGGGCCGATACGAAGACCCGGTATGAAAGCTATAAGATCGCTATTGAAGGCGGCTTTCTAACCATTGATGAGGTCCGGCAGCTCGAGAACATGAACACGAAATCGGAATAGGTGAAATAATGAAAGGAGCCTGCGCGAAATGCCACAACAAAGAAAAGTGTACGCGGCCCTGCTGGTTTGCTGAAAGATTATTGGCCCAGGTCACTGACGGGAGCCTAGAAAAACTATCCGGAGATAACACCATCACTTATTATGGGCGATATTGGGAAAAACAATTTTCAGCGATCAATGAGAAGGTTTTAGAAGAAGCGATCTTTAAAGTATCCGAGGAACAGCCCGAACCGGATCTCGACAGCGAGCCGATGAACCGGCGCCCGGAGGATTTAGAATTTTCACCGACACAGAAGACCGCCGATATATTTTTCATGCGTTTCTTTCTGGGCAAGTCATACGTTGAAATCGGGGAAAAATACGGAATGGATCACCGGACAGCAGCTTCGTATTATAGTCATGGACTGACACGCTTAAACGAGATTCTCAAGATTTTGGACGGCCGGGATAAGGCAATAAAGTTAATAAAGCAGGGTAGCAAGAACCATTTATCGAAGCATGAGAAGGCGTTTCTTCTCAATAAGGTATTCGGTTTTGGCTTCCGGGAAATAGCGGACCTCCTGGGGTATGCTGGCCCGGATGCCATACAGCATAAGGTGAATGAAATTTACAACGGATACCGGAAGAAATACCTCGATGCGGACCCGCCGGAACAATCCGCTTACGAAGGACTTTCATCCGAGGAAATAAAGCAGCGGATGGCATTTTGAACCATTATCATCATCGGCCCCGGAAACGGGGCTTTTTTTGTTTGACATTTTTTCAGCCATTTTTTACCATGTCAACGGTGAGACGTAGAGCAGTAAATCAATGTAAAAGATATCCCTGCGCCGGGCTTCTTCCGAAGCTGCTTTGCGTCTCACCAACCAAAACAACGGCGCGGGGCCTATTAAAAGGAGGGTATCATGAGTGAGGAAAAATCTTTAGTCGTAACGGACATGGGCGAAAAAAAGAACGTGAAGGACATAACTTTCGCAGGATTGTCAGATTGCTTCGACCACCATATGCGGTTCGTTAAAGCTATAAACATGCTGGTGAACGACTGCAGTATGGGTATCGACGGCCTTGACAGCCATACCCATCTTAGCGCTGTTTTGAGTGAGGTTGAAGACAGGCTGGGCTACATTCAAGCTATCGGGGATGAGATGTACCGGCGCCTTTGTGATGTAAAGGAAGAAAAGGCCGCATAAAATAAACATAGATCATAAGGCCCCTGGCGCATGCTGGGGGCTTTTTTATTGGGTGTAACCCAGGTGTAACCTATCCCGGACCAGAAAAAGAGGTTTACGAGATCAATATACCCTACCCTCTGACATTTATTTCTTATTGTGGATCGAAACATAGTAACTGGTACAAGTGATTTATTTTAAGAAAAGAAGCCTTTTTACGGCATATACCGGCCCAAAAGGGTTAGCAATAGGTTACACCGACATAAAAAATGGGGTTAACCAAATTGGCTAACCCCTTGTTTTTATTGGTTGCGGGGACCGGATTCGAACCAGTGACCTTCGGGTTATGAGCCCGACGAGCTACCAAACTGCTCCACCCCGCTATCGAATGAATAAAATATAGGATAAATGGCCTAAAGTCAAGGGTAATAAGGGA